AGCGAAGGTCATATATTTGCAAATCGTGATCGCAAATCATTAGTATATTGGCAAAGAACTTTTAATAATATTGTGGATAAATTAAAAAATAATTCTAAAATATCAACAAAAGAAATAGAAATATTTAATTCAATTGAAAATAGTGTTAATGCTGTTGAAATTAAAGACAATGATAAACAAACTAAAGCTATAAGAGAAGAAAAAAGAGCAGCTTTAATAAAATATATTAAAGAAACAAAAGATACATTAGAGAAACAAGATATTAAATTTAAGGAAGAAAATATTATAGATACATCAAAAATAATATTAGATTTTTCAAAAGTAGTTAATGTATTTAAAATAATATTAGTTGGATTAACAGTAATATGTATAATTATATATATAGTTGTATTAATAATATCAATTTATAATTTATTAAATTTATTAATTAAAATAATAGGAAGTATAATATATTTATTTTATAATAAAAAATTAACACATTTAGATACTTTAAGTTATAAATCAAAGAATATTACAAAATGCACAAAAGATAATTATTCAGGTGATATTTTTAATGTTTTAAATGAGCAATTAACAGCATTATCTGTATTTAATACAAATATATATATAATTTACATAATATTAGGATATGTAATATTATATTTATTATATTTTATTTATTCATTAATATTTTCAAAATATTATATATTTAAAGGTGATATTAAAGATATTGATCCAAAATTTACATTATTAACAGTTATAGCTATAATATTTGTTTGCAGTTTTGTTCATTTATTAATATATAAATTTCTATTTAAAACAGTATCTTTAAATAAATTTAAAGATATTGATAAAGATGAAACTAATATTGATGATAAGTTAAAAAATTATTTATCAAGATTTAAAGATACAAATGATGAAACAGAAAATACCAAATTTTATAATTTATTAACAGATTCAACAAAAAAAGATGAAATAGATGCAAAATTTCAAAATATGGTATTAGAATTAGAAGATAATACAAATAGTAATTTAGGAAAATATTTATTAATATATAATTTATATATATATTTTCAAGATTATTTATATATGAATGATAAAAAGAAAGAATTAATTAAAGATAAATTTGATGAAATGATGAAAGGAAACACATCAAAAACAAGTTTTATTTCGTTAATGGATTTAAATGAAAGACGGTTAATAAAATCTTATCATCAAGAATTACCTTTTTATAATCAAATACCATCAGAAAAGATTGAATATTTTAAAATAATAGATACAAATATTGGAGATTTATTTACATCAGTTAATAAATCAATTATTACTTATGCTGGAACATTTTATCCATTTTTATTTACGTGCATATATATATTAATTATATGTATATATAATATTATAACAACTTATATAATTCTAAAACATATATCAGATAATAAAGAAGAACAAATATTTCCACAATTTATATATACAATGGCTGATAAAATTATAGATATAGTTAATATAATTTATAACCTTTTTAATAATTAAGGAATGATTTATTATTTATTTATAATAATATTAATATTATTAATAATAAGTTTAATAATATTATTTAATTTTTTATATAAAATAGACTATATTATACAATTAGAAAAAGGATGTTTTTCATAAAATTATTATTTTTTTATTATTTAGAATGAATGAATATTATAATATACGATATAATCTATATAAATATTTTCTAAATATTGATGATGATAGTTATAATTATTATTTATCAATAATTATACCTATTTTATATCTAATTATATTTTTATTATCATTAGTTGGATTATTATTATTTCAAAATATCTCTGGTTATACAATTATTTATTTAATATTATTAATATCATTATACATAATTACTTATAAATTAATAATATCACTAAAATCAATAAGCACCAATGAAACTTTGATTAAATATAAGAATTTTTATGAATTACGAAATATAATATTTAAAGAAAACTTAGAATATGCCTTAAGTCAATATAATGAAATAACAAATGTAGATATTAAATATTTAAATTCGAATAAAGAAGTATTAATAAAAAATATAAATAATACAGAAAATATTTATGGAGATGACGCTAAAAAAATATTAAATTCTTCATATGATTTATTACAATATTTTGATTTAAATGAATATATTGAAAAAGGATATTATAATCGTATATATATTAAAAATATTAATTTTATAGAAAAAAATTTACCATATATAATTAGAAAAAATAATATTACATATATTAATCTTGAATTATTAGAAGATTATCCTGAACAACAATTAGAATTATTAAAATATTTAAATATTAAATATAATAAAAAATTATCATTTACATCTAAAAATATATTTACAGCTGAATTTAATAAAAAATTAAATAAATTAATATCTAATTATAAATTAAATATTTATTATTATATAATTATTTCTGTATTTTTTATAATAATATTATTACATGGCTTATTTGTTTATTTAAATAATATTTTAGCATCTATTTATTTAATTTTAATTATATTATCATTAATTATTTTGTATTATTTTAATTAATGATATTAGAATATGGGAGGTAGTAACTCAAGAATTGAATATAAAGATTTTAGTTGTAATGGATTACAAATACCACCAAAAGTACCTATTAAATTTAATAAATTAAAACATATAAGATGTATGTTTTTTACTCAAGATAGTTATGATGCAAAACTTCATATACCAAAATCTTTAACATTAGAATTTGATTCAACTATTTCTAATTTAGAAAATGATATTGAAGATAATATTAAAAATGTTTATAATAAAATGAATGAACAATCCGGCACTAATAATGCAAAAATATTAAGTCCCATTTATGTTGCATTTTCTCGAAAATTAGAACATTATAAAAGTGTATTTGATGATCCATTATTAAAAAAAATAGAAATTAAAAAAGAAAAAAATAATTATTCTTTAGCAATTAGTGATTATATGAATTCTTGGTTTAATATTAATCCAGATGAACAATTAAAACAAAAATATAAATCATTACCAATGAATATATATAATTTTAATAATAATAAAATAAAAGTTATTGTTTATATTCCATTTATGACAAAAGAATTTAAATATATTACTAATTTTACTGATATTATAAATAGCACAAGTTATTTAGTTCAAGTTTTATTAGATACTTCTTTTAATGGACTGCCAAATGTTAATACCTTTAATGAATCAAAAATACGTAAAAATTTTGAAAAAACAAATGAAATTAGAAAAAAAAATAATCAAAGATTAATATCATCTGAAGAAATTGATTATACTCTTAATAAATTAAAAACAGGTGATAATACTAATTTTCGTCTTAGTGATGATTTAATGTATTTATGTAATGAAGGAGGTTGTATAAGTGAAAATGCAGGTGAAGATTTTAATAATTTATTACCATCATTGGCAACAACTGACTCTGATAATGATAATAATGCTATTAATATGTCTCCTTTTTTACCTAATAAATGTTTAGCACAAACAATACGTTTTAAATGTGGTATTATAAATGCAGATCCAAATAATACATCAATGGAAAATGTTATAAAAGCTAAACCAATTATTGATTATATAACAGAAAATTTAAGAAAATATAAAATAAATGAAGAATGTTTATTATTAGATAAAAAAACAGCAAGTAAAATTGACTTAGAGTTTTGCAAAAAAGAAGGTGATGAAAATCCTAATTTAAATCAAACACCTGTTGATATTATAAATACAGCTTTATCATATCAATTAAGAAATCAATATAATAGTGATTTTAATGAAAAAGAAAATAAAGATAAAAAAATTGAGAAATATAATCATTATAGTAAAGATTATAGTGTTAATATGATTAAAGAATTAATGTTATTAAGAAATAAATATCCAGGTATTCAAGAAATCGTTTTTCCATTATATAAATATATAGGTTCTAATAATTATTTAATTGAACCGCCTTGGGGTTCTTTATTTTTAACAGCTAATCATATTATTTTTTATAATGAAATAATTGAAAAACAAACTAAAAAATATTCATTTAATAATCAATATTATTTAAAAATGAATAATAAAGGTCATATTTATGTTAAAAGAGAAAGTAATGATCAAATTATTTATTATTTAAATATTATTGAAATTACAACACCTTTAAATATGTCTTTAACTAATACTATTTCAATAAATTTTAAAGATAATATATCAGGATATGAAAAAAATAAAACTGTTCTTGACTCATCTATAAAATTAATTAATAAAAGTGATAAATTAAGAGAACCATATAATTTTTATTTAAATGATGATGGTAAATTAAGAGTTTTTGCAAATGGATTTTTAGATGCTACAGATAAATCATTTATAACTTATATTGATGATAAAATAAATGAATATAATAATTTTAGAAATAATCCAGAATATTATAATAAAAATAATTATGATAAAAAAAATAATTTAAATATAAATTCTTTAAATATGAATTCATATAATCTAGATACAGCTACATATTTAGAAAGAAACTATTTAAAGAATTTTTAAGATTTCTTTAAATAGTTTTATTATAATAATGGAGGATAATTAATTATTATTAAATAAAAAAAAGATAATTTAATAATGAAATAAATCTTCAGGTGTTTTGATATTTCTAATAATATTTTCAATTTTATAAATTGTTTTACATTCTTTTAATCCTAAGAAGAATTCAATCTTTTTTGCACTTTCCCATTTAGTTCTATTAATTGCATTATCATTTAAATAAATATCTTCAAATGGTTTTAATCTCAAACGATTATTAATGATTTTTAAATTATTAATAATCAAATTAACATCCATCATTTTAATTATATCTTTATTTTTTTGCAAAATTTCATTTAACGTTTTTTTATGAATATATGGTTGATGAGATGTATGTCTTTTTTCATCTGTTTTAATTCCTCTTGTTAACACTGGATCTATAATCATTTTTTGAATAATATTAATTATAGTATTATCAGGATAATCATTTTCTCCTAAAGGAGTATTCTTATTGATTTTATTAAATAAATCAATAATATATTGACTATCATTTTCTTTATTATCTACTAAATAAATTTTGATATAAAGATTATTATTAAATTGCAAATTATTGTCTTCTGTCATTCTTTTTTTAATGGCTTCAAATCTATGTTGTCCATCAATCAAATATAAATTATTATTAGAACGTTCTTTAATTGCTGTTAAAGTCCATACAATTTTATTATTTTCAACAATACTATCATATAATTCATTAACAAATTCTTCATTAATTTGCCTATTATATGACCAATGTTTAATATATCTTATTAATGATACATAATCTATCTTAATTAACATATAATCTTCATTATCATCTAAAATTTTAATAGTATCACTGCCATCAAATAAAATTTCTTGAAATTCATCTTGATATTCATTATCATTTACAATAGACATTTATTTATGATAATAAATAATAACATATTTTAAAATCAATTTTTTTTATATATATTAAATATAAATGGACGATTGGGGAATAATAGATTTATATTTTAAAAATCATAAATATCCTTTTACTAATCATCATTTAGATAGTTATAGAGAATTAATTAAAACTTATATTCCAAAAACTATAAGTTCATATAATCCTATAACTATGATTAAATATGATGAAAATGATAAAACAAAAAAAATTATGCAAGTTGATGTTTATATTGGTGGTAAAAATACTGATGAAATATTTATTGATCATCCAATTATTTCAGATTATAATGAAGAAGGTAAAATTAATAAAATTTTAACTCCAAATGATGCAAGATTGAAAAATTTAACTTATGAAACTCATATTTATGCTAATGTTCTTGTTAATGTTACTAATAGTGATGATGAAATAACATCAACTACTTTAAAAAATGTAGCTATTGGAAGTATCCCAATTATGTTACATTCAGATATTTGTGTTTTAAATGGAAATGGTAATAAAGTTTTACAATTATTAGGCGAATGTATTTATGATTGTGGTGGTTATTTTATTATTGATGGTAAAGAAAAAGTTATAGTTGCACAAGAAAGTTTAACAACTAATTGTTTATTTACTAATAAATTAAAAGATGATGATAATTTTAGTTATAAAGGATTTATACGATGTAGTGCAGATAGTGGCGAATCATTATTAAAACCTCGAAGTGTTGAATTTTATCTTGTTAAAAATAATGATGATGTTACTGAAAAACATTTTCATCAAAAAGGATGTATTTTAGTAAGTTTACCAACTGTTGAAGGTAAAATACCTTTATTTATAGTATTTAGAGCATTAGGTTTAGAAAGTGATAAAGAAATTTATGAAGCTATTTTTGGTATTAATAATACACCAATAGAAGAAACATATTTTAATAATTTTATAAGACCTTCAATTGTTGATAATTATTATATTAATGATGGAGTTAAAAAATATATTTATACTCAAGAAGATGCACTTAATTATATTAAATTTAGAGACTTACAATATGTAAGTTACATCAGCATTTTGCTGACAGCATTGACCCTAGGGCAGGTATTCTTAAAAATTTCTTACAAGAAACTTACGATCTAGATTGAGATCTTACGATCTCCTTTTGCAGATAAACACTCATATCAAAATCTTGATCATAAATTTTTCCTCAGAAATGTTT